CTTATCAGCAGCAGGAGCACCCTTAGTAGTGTACTTTTTTATAGGATAATTCAATTTATCATACAATAGATAACTAAGTTGTTGTGTGCTCTTGTAATTGAAATCTTCTTCTCTATCCCAATTTGAGGCTTCTTTACATGAAGTAATAAAGTCTTCTATTACAAGAATGTCTTTGTCTAATTGATTTATATTTTTATGTAATTGAACCATATCAATCTTAATTCCTTTATACTCAGCATCAACTAGAGATAAAGCTCCATCATGAAATAAATCATAAGCTTTTGTATAATCTACATCACCTCTAATAATATTAACAATAGAATTCCAAAGATGAAATGTTAAATGAGCATCTTGAGCACAATATAAAAGAACATTTTCATATATAGTAGGATCATTGAGATTCTTAGTTAAGTCTTCTAATTGATCTTCATACTTCTTCTTTAATCTAGTTTCCCTGGCTATAGAATCTTCTTTGTCTTTCTCTATAGCTTTTTGTAGTGCTTTAGCTTTCTTATCTATCAAATCTTTTAGCTTATTAGCTTTTTCATTGTATTCTTCCATGTCCTCTGCTGGAATACCATTGTAGTATTTTTCTTTAATATATTTCAATTTATTAATAGCATTAGCTCCATATTCATCTTTTTCAGACTTAGTAGGTTTTAAATATGGTTCAGCATCAGCATCATATCCAATAACTCCTAGTTTGTTGTAGGCTTGGAATTTCAAACCACAAACACCGGTACGATTATCTAAAATATGTGTCATTATCATAGGATCCTCAGCCCAATTAACAACATCATATCCTAAAAATACTTTAGTCCATGTAGCCTCAAACTTCATATTATGAGCAATCTTTTTAACTCTTCTTGATGTCAATAGTCTTTTCAAAGCATTTCTAAATTGATCACTATCATACATAGGCATTGAACATCCTATGTTACCATCGGAAATACCAATGCAAATAATCTCTTGCCCTTCTCTATGAGGTTTTATTCCGGTAGTCTCATAATCAAAAGATATAATTTTAGATTTCATAAATGAGTGTAATGCTTTTATAGCTTCTTGTTCATTTAAGATAGGGCTACATTCATTTAAGTAATTATGTATAAAAGGTTTATGTAGATTTACCGCATGTGTTATTGATTTTACAAAAGAAAGTTTTTTTACTTGTGCATTTTCATTATGCTCTTCCTTGTCTCTCTTAGTGTATTTATCATCATTAGACATTATCTTCTTTTGTGTGACTTCATAAGGATAGAAAGTAGGAATAATATTAACTTTCAAATCTTGATCGGGAATACATCTACCATGCCATCTTAGTATAGATGTTGAGGAGCTTGCCCTACCACCCATCTTATCACCTATAAGAAAAGAAAGTGCATAGTCACCGATTGTTATTATGGAGTTTATTTCATTATCTTGTATATATTTAAGTAACTTTTCTTTTTTCTCTTCTTTATCGGTTTCAGTAGCACCTCGATCAAATATGTAATAAACGACACAATCTTCCTTTAGAGAAGCATCCTTAGTTTTCAATATCCTATCAATAAATTTCCATCCTTTAGCATTTAATGGTTCACCAATATCATTCTCTTCTGTGAATGGTTTGTATGCTAAAAACATAATACCTTTTTTATTATTGCCTACTGTTGTTCCTGCTTTAATCATTTTCTCTTAACTCCTTTAATTTCTTTATATTATACATTGCTGGACTTAGTTCATCAAACATGTATAGTTCTTCTCCATATGGTTTTGTTATATCGCCCCATCTCCAAACTTCTGTAGGTTTTGGCGAATCATAGAAAGCAGCAGAATGATAGTTGTTAAATGGATATACTTTACTACATTGATGCCATTTTCCATCTAACATAAAATTTTTTCTAAAAGAACAGAATGTTTTTTTACCATTATGGCCTATACTTGGGTATTCAGTTTCCCCATTAAAACGATACCAAAAACCCTTTTTAAAATTATCAATCATTTTTCATCACCATCTTTACTAAATCCATTAATGTATTCATCATAATTAAGAATATCACTTTTCCACACACTTTGTAGGAATGGTCTACCCACTTCTAAACATCTAGTACAAATCAATTCATCATTACTAGCATGATTTTCATATCTACCATCAGCATGAATTCTAATAATACCGGCAACATGTTCTTCTTTAGTCTTATTTAAAGAGATCCATAGAGAAGCATGAGCAAACTTTCTAATATCATCAGAAATATCAGCTACACCAGCATCTCTACTTAATCCAGCCCTACCTAATTGTGATGCAGTAACAACTACACAATTTCTCTGCTGTGCCATCCATTTCAAAGATAGCCATGTTTGATTTAATTGATCCCTATAAACTTTAGGGGCATTTCTTTCAGGACGTAGAATATCAGCATAATCCACAATGACAACATCAGGAACAAATCCAGTGTGATATTCTTCATTGTCTAGGATAGTATTAATAGCTTCTACATTACCACCACTATCACTTAGATCGTACATTTTGAATGTAGCTCCATAGGATCTTTTTAATAATTTCTTTTGCATTTTTCTAACATCACTATCTTCTAATGCTTTTCTAGCTGAGTAAAATTTAGTTCTTATAGTTTTTTGCTTTTCATCATAGAAAGCTACGGGAAGATTATTTCTATATTCCTTTTTAGGTTTAGCGGAAAATCCTTGAAACAATCGTTTAGCCATAATGAAGTCTTTCATTTCTACCGTGAAATAAGCTACATTACATTGAGAAAACAAAGCCCATTTTCCAAATTCCCCTAGTGTCCATGTTTTTCCAGACTTCATTACACCACCAATACCTACCAAATCTCCTCTATAAATATCACCTAAGTATTTTCCTAGTTCCCCAGGGATATCTATTAAATTAACTTGATCCTCAAACATAGATGTAATAAACTCGATATCATGTAAAAGATCAATTCCTCTTGCTATAGGCTTTTCAACTTTCTTGAATGTAGATAATGAGTGCTCTGCTTCTTCTGGGTCTTCATTTATTATTGCTGTTTCTAAATTAGATTTTAATTTTTCAAATGATCGTAAAGCTAAATATTTTTCCGTTTGTTTTACATTATATTCAACATTAAATAGTCTAGGGAGATAATGTTCTTCTATATGTTCGGTAGTATATTGTAATTGCTTATAGACTTCTTCCTCTACGAACTCTTTATTACTTTCTAAAACATCCCATAGAGTATCTATTGTTATAGGCTTGTCAAATTGTGTGTAATATTCTAATGCCCAATTTGATAGCATTTTTAATGTAGGAGATTTTAATAACTCTATGTTTATGAATGCTTTAATTTGTTTGATGTAATCATGGTTAGATATCAATCCAGTTAGTATTAATTTTTCTTTGTCTGTTGACATCTGCTTAGTTTTAAAAGCCATTTATTTCTCCTTTAAATCTTTTAATTTCTTTATATTATACATTGCTGGACTTAGTTCATCAAACATATATAATCTTTCTCCTTTTGGTTCTCTAGCATCACCAAAAATACAATATCTATCAGGTTCAGAAGAATCATAAAAATATCCTGTATAATAATGACTCCTAACTTCTTTACATTGATGCCACTTACCATCAAGCATGAATTCTTCATGCGGTCGTACATCAATATTACCATCAGCATCAATATATACACTACTAGCTTTCCCGTTAAAACAATACCAATGATGCTTTTTAAATCTATCAATCATAATAACCCCTATAAAATAAAAAACCTTCCTTGTTGAAAGGAAGGTATCATATAATGATATAAAAGTCAAGGTGATTTTTTATAAACTTCCAGAAAAGTATCTAAATCTAAAACCACAATAGGCTTGCTTCCATTCTTTTTATGAACTACAAGCCAATAATCACCGTCTTTAACATTAGCAACAGCTTGCTCGATAGTTTTATACAATTGAAAAGTTTCAGTGTTTTTACACTCAATACTAAATGGAAATTTATTTCTAGCTTCACCAACTAAAATAACATCAACTCCATGTTGACCCATCTCTCTACTTCTAATTAAATGCTCATCACTACTTCCCCACGGAATACCAGTCATAGCAGAGATCTTTTCACACACAAGTTTTTGTAGTGCCGATCCCTTCCCCTTTCTACTTCTAGTTTTTATAGGGACAAGCTCCTTTTGTATCTTTTTAAGTATTCTCTCGGAATCTTTTGTTTTGATTTCCGAGAGAATACCAACTAAATCTTTTAGATCTTTTTTATTCATTGATACCAAGCATAAATTCTTCGGTATCCACTTCAATAAGATCTTCTAAGGATTTTCCAAGATTCTCTTTAATGAACGCCGATAGACCATAATATTCAGTGTGAGAATTTGGGGAAACAATAATCTTATCACCTACTAAATCTACTCTCATTACACACCTCCATGCAATTTTTCATAAATTTCAAAAACATCTTCCGATAAATCTTTTCCTTCCGCTTGCTTAATGATCTTATTAAAATAAGCTTTCATTGTCCCTTTTTCTCGTTTATACTTCTTGTCAAGATATTTTACTAGCTCGGAATTAGAAGTATTAAGATCTTTAATCCTTTCCTTATTCTCTACATAGGCTTTTAAAGCCTTATCTACTTCCTTTTTCATCTCTTCAATAGTAACATCACCATCGGTAGTTGAAATAATTTCCATTAAAATCTCCTTTTTCTTTTACAAGCAACTTTATCTTCTCTCTTTTCCCATTTCTCATGTACTAAATATTCTAGCTTATCCTCTTGTTCCCTAGATTCAATCCAATCAATCATCTTTTCTTTTGTGAACTCTTGTTCATCCCATGATTTCTTAGCAGTTTTATTAGGTCCTTTACCACTATCAGTACGCCAATCATATAGGAAATCAATGTTATCACCAATAGAGTCTACACCATAATCAAAAATACAAGTAAAATAATTTTGTCTATAAGGTCTCGCTGTTCTACCTTTCTTAACCATAACAGTAGAAGTGATAGATTTTGCTAATTTCTTAGCTGCATCATGCCATTCTTTTTGTGGGTTTTTCAATTCGATTACCGTATGATTAGCATGTTTCTTAGCTCTACCTCCAGTTTCCGTTAATTTAGGACCAAACATACTAGCATTCATATTGGTACTTGCTTGACTAACCATAAAAAATGCTACATTACATTCCTTGATCATAGATGTGACCTTAGGAAAGAAAGTTTGTTTCAGATATAAACCTCTAGCAGCAGCTCCCATAGTAGCTTTATCAGCTTCCTTACCATTATCAATTTTATCAATATTAGAATCGGTTACGGCCATTTGTGCTCTAGTCATAAGTAAGTCCAAGGAATCAATTATGTATAATCCTCTACCACCTTTAGGAACACTTTTACAAAAATTAGTAATATGAACTAATAATTGATCAAGACTATCACTAGGTTTGAAAGATTCATCAATAACCTCTACTCCCCATAAGTTAGCACCATTATCTTTAAAAGTAAAACCATTTTCTACATCATCATACTTCCATAGAAATTTATCCCCATAGAGCATATGATTATATCCAACCATATTACCACAAAAGAATGACTTACCCGATTGTTCAGCCCCCCAAATATTATAGCATCTACCAAACTCTAAACCGAAAACACCCTTTTCCCCTCCTAAGTTAATATCAGTTAAGGTGTGTCCTGTGAGGAGTCGGCCTTGTTCTCTTCCCTTTTCCGCAATGTTTCCAAAATCTCCTGTCTGATCCTTTCTTCCTCCTCTTTTCTTAACCTCTTCTCTTCCTGCTTCTGTTTCTTCCATTTCTCATTCCTCCGTTCAGTAACTTTGAAATTTTTCTTAATTTCATCTCTAGTAAATACAGCACTATGTCCAGGTCTTCCAGCATCTTCATACCAATCTTTAATGGCACAAATCTTTTTATCAAAATTAACTAAATACCCTTTATGATTATATATAAGTGTTCCTTTCAAACCAACAAATTTACTACCATCATCAGCAATATACTTAACTCTATCCCCAGGCTTAGCCGGTTTAGGAACATGTTTATACCATTGCTTTTTAACTCCTCTTTTCTTAGGTCTTCCAGCTTTTAATGGTTTCATTTTTCCTTGTAAATATCTAATAGCTCGTTTTTCTTGGAACCACCAATGACCGTGTTCATCTTTAAAACCAAAGTCATATTTTTCAGCTACTTTGTATATCCAAACACGAGAACATCCCCCCATATATTCATCAAAAAGTAATTTAACCTCTTGAAATTTAATCAATTTTGTTTGTTTCCACGCCCTACCATCGGCTGTTGTTTCACCATCTCTATAATATCTATCTTCTGGTGTCGGTGGCATTTAACCCTCCTTTTTAAAGTAAGCCCCCAATTAAGGGGGCATTAAATTAACCTTCTAATGCTTCCCAAATGTCAGCACACTTGTCACGCATCTCATCAGTACAGTTTTCACAATCATCCATTTCATCATAATCTTTTCCAATCTTATGGCCGAATGGACAAACTGCCTTTTTTCTCCTAGACTTCTTCTTAGGCTTTTCAACCTCTTCTTCAACTTCTTCCTCTTCTTCAATTTCCTCGTCCACTTCGTCTTCTACGAATGTTTCGGGTTCATTAAGATCTTCATCAATTTCGGGAATTTCTTCCTCTTCTTCCATTTCGTCTTCTTCCGAAGCAATAAACATCATGGACTTGATATCTTCATAAGAATGCTTTACTAGCATCTTATCAAGAGGATAAGCATTTTCTAAGAAACTTTCATCAAATGGGTCCCTCTTCATGAATCGGAAATCTCCATACTTAATGAAAGTTCCTTTTCCTCCTTCTAGTGTTTCCTCATTAGCAAAACACTTAACACTCCAACCTTCCTCAAGATCGTCAACTACCATAACTTCGTCCAACTCTTCTTGATGATTCTTGATAGACTTTACCATAGGTTCATGAAAGCAAAATGTTGAAAATTCAAACAATTTGATTTCATTGGGATTGTCCTTATCAGTCTTATCAATAACATTGTATACCGCTCTTTCTTTGGGTTTTAAACTCCTAGCAATATCCTTTTCTTCCTTAGAAAGATTTTCCCATCCCTTAGCGGTTAATCGTGCTCTCTCCTCACAAATAGGGCAGGGCTTTCCAAAATTCCAATTAGGACATATAACATCATTGAATTGTGGGCCTACAGCCTTATGAACATAAACAATCAATTGTCCAATTTCCGATCCCAAAGGTAAAGGTCTTCTCGTTCTCTTCAACTTAGGATTTTCACTCTCAGTGATTTGAAAAGGAATGATATCAATGTTCATAGATCCCTTTTTAGGGGCTGTAAACATCTTAACATCAAGTCCCAATGAATCCAAATACTTAGGAAATCCATCGGCTCTTTTCTCATTACTCTGTGCCTCTGCTGCAATTCTTCTTCTTTCTTCTCTTGATAATCTTTTCACTCTTCTTTACTCCTTTTTACTCTTCTATTTTTTCAAATTTAATCTTTAAACTTTCTGGTAATGTTTGATACTGTGCCTCAGTGACGTAGAACACTTTGCCTATTGTTCCAAATAACTGTACTAATTCTTCTGGTGTAATATACATTCCAGACCTTTCTTTGTATGTTTCCAAAGACAAGCGATACTTTGGATTAGAATC